CGGGGTGCCTGCCCCAGACCGTGGGCGGCTACCTCGACCTGCCCGGCCTGACCAGCCTGACGCCGGGGTGCCTGCCCCAGACCGTGGGCGGCTACCTCTACCTGCGCGGCCTGACCAGCCTGACGCCGGGGTGCCTGCCCCAGACCGTAACCGGCTACCTCGACCTGCCCGGCCTGACGGAAAAAAACAGAAAAGAAATACTGGCCGCGTTGAAAAAATGAGGAAGGCATGACCCACCCCGATCTATTCCAAAAGACGCCATGAACTTTGAGGACGCAAAATCTTGCCAGACCGTTTGGAAATCACGCGAACTTCTGGCTGTGGCGTGCCAGTTGGTCGAAGCCGGTCTGCGGTGCCTAAACGCTGGTATCCCGTATTTTGGCCCCGACGACGTGCCGGAATCATTCACGGCGGATGGCCAGGGGTTAACGGGTAGCGCAGTCCACATGTTGCGTGCGGCACACATTATCACGGATTACTACGGGCACCATCCGGAAGATGGGGTTATGCACGGCCGGCGCCGATCCAAGCGCGAGTCAGCGAACGGGAGGAAGATATGCCTTTATCAACTGACCGGGCGCGGGTTGGCGGAGGCGTTTCTGGAACGGCACGGGCGTATGGTGGCGGGAATGCAAAGGGAGTTGGCGATATGACCCCCACATGGCAAACCGATGACGGGCGCATACAGCTTTACTGCGGCGACTGCCTGACGATCCTGCCGCACATCGGCAAGGTGGACGCGGTGATTACTGATCCGCCGTATGGAATAAAAATGGATGAAGGTTTTGAAGGTTTTGAAGGTTTTGGAGGTTTTGGAAAGCCGATTTCCAGAAAACGGTATGTCGGCGGATGGGATAACGACAGACCTTCAGCGGAAACATTTCAAGCAATAATCGGCATGAATATACCGACGTTTATTTTCGGCGGTAATTTCTTTTCTGATTTGTTGCCCCGTTCAACTCATTGGCTGGTGTGGGATAAAAGACAAACCATGCCGACTTTTGGCGACTGCGAACTGGTATGGACTAACAGTATCAGAAAATCGGTAAAGATTATCTCAAAAGAATGGAACGGCTTGCTTGGAAAAGAGGAAAGTCGCCAGCATCCCACACAGAAGCCAGTCAAAATTGTGGCGTGGATTATTGACGGTTATGTGGCGAGGGGGGGGGATATGCGCGGATTGCTTCATGGGTTCCGGCACGACCGGCATCGCCTGCATCCGCACGGGGCGCAAGTTTATCGGCATCGAAATAAGTCCTGAATACTTCGAGGTTGCGAAAAACCGAATCCAGATCGAACTGCAACAACAGTTGTTAAAATTATGAAACCTGAAAACACCTTTGACCCCATCCTGCACCGCTACACCATCGCTGGCCGCCCCGTCCCTTCCGTCACGCAAGTCCTGCGCGACCTGATCCCCGGCTGGTCGGCGTCGGACTGGTACTTGGAGCGCGGGAGAGCCGTCCATATGGCCGCCGCCTTCATTGCGCGGAATAAGTCTTTTGACTGGGACCCGCAGATCGAGGGTCAAGTTGCGGCCCTTCGACGCTTTTTTACGGAGGTCAAACCAGTGGTCGTCGAGACTGAATTTCCAGTGTATTCCGCGCGATATCAATACGCGGGAACCTTGGATTTACTGGTTGATGGTCGGCAGAATGTGATAGCGGATTTTAAGTCAGCGCTTACATCGGCCGTCCCTTATCAGTTAGCCGCCTACGCGTTGGCTCAAAACGAAATGGGCTTCCCAATTGTCGGCCGGGGTTACGGCGTCGAGATACGCGAAAACGGAACATATAAAATGTCGGAAGTCTACGACCTGCGAAAATATCAACAGGACTGGTTAAACCTTTTGGGGTCTTACAACGTGCGGAGAAAATGCGGGATTAAACAAATGGAGGATGCGGCATGACGGAAGCAATCGCAACGGTAGAGGCGCTCAAGACGGAAGTCGCTCCGGTGGTCCAGCGGGCAAACGAACTGGTGATAATCACAGCCGATGACTACGCGGGCGCGGCGGAGTTTTGCAAGACCGTCAAGGGCGCACAGAAGCGGGTGACGGAGTTTTTTGCCCCGATGGTCAAAGCAAACCTGGAGGCTACCAGGGCCACGAACGCGGCTAAGGCGCAAGTGCTGGACCCGCTTATGCAGGCCGAGGGCGCGATCAAGAAAAAACAATTGAACTGGTCTATGGGGCAGGAACGCATTCGGCTGGCCGAGGAAGCGCGACTGAATGCCATCGAAGCCTGTCGGGCGCGTAAGGAGCGGGAGAAGGCGGAAGCCGAGGCCCGGCGCCAACGACAGATCGAAGAAGACGCCCGCCGACTGGCCGAAGATGCCCGACGTAAGGCGGAGAAGGCAAAGGGCGAGGAACGGGCCCGACTGGAAGCGGAGGCGAACAAGGCGGACCGGACGGCAACGGCAGCCGCAGCCAAGGCGCAGGCCAAGGAGGAAGCAGCGGCGAACGTCCAAACCAATACGGTCACGGTGGCCAGCATCAAGCCGGACGTGAAGGGCCAGAGTGAAAGGACCACATTTAAGGCCCGCATCATTGACGTGGCCAAAGTGCCCCTCGAGTACATGGTCCCGAACATGGACGCCCTAAACGCGATTGCCAAGTCCACGAAGGGCGCAATCACAATCCCGGGTGTCGAGATGTACCCGGAGACGACGATGGCGAGTTCGAGCAAATAAACGCGGTAAAATCAAATCAAAGGAGGTGTCAGATGGTCAAGAAAACGACAGCGGTGGAAACGACGGAGCCGGTGAAACCCGCGCCGTTATCACTGGAAGATAAAATCCTCGTTCAGGCGTCTATGGATGCCGTCAATCTGCTGAAATCAGACTGGCCGCAAATCTACCAGGCGTATCGCAAAGCGCATATCGAATCCGGCGAGGAAAAATTTGCGTTTAACATCGGCTTAGGTATCAAGCTCCAACCGGAAGCGAGCGACGTGAAGGTGACAGTCAAAGCGGCATGGAGCATCAAATACGAGGACGAAACCGAACCGGCGACGGTGAGCAACCAGCCGGATATGTTTCGGGCGTAGGCGGGATAAATAATCCGGACATGGCGTCCCGGATAACAAATAACGGGGAATGACGCCACCCCTGACAGCCGGGAAAGACCGGCATCAATAAATAAAACAAGGAGGATTGGTCATGGCAGAAAACGAAACAGGATTAATGCAACGCAACGAGGAAGGTGACATCCGCACAATGGTGGCGGCTGTCAGGAATCGGCTGGCGGCCGTCCGCGAGTTGATGAAGTCCGAACTCAAGGGGCCAACGAGGGAACACCCCGAAGGCCGGGACTATGGCGTAGTGCCGGGGACCAAAAAGAACGTATTGCTACTTCCCGGCGCCGAGAAGATCGCGCTCATGTTCCAGTTCGTGCCGAGTTTTGAGATCACGCATGAGGACTTGCCGGGCGGACACCGCGAATATCACGCCACCTGCACGTTGACCCACGGACCCAGCGGGCGCGTGGTCGGCCAGTGCGCGGGGTCGGCGTCCACGATGGAAACGAAGCACCGCTACCGAGGGGCATCCGGTAAGACCTGCCCGGCGTGCGGAGCTATGTCCTGCAAGGCGTCGAAGAAAGAATGGGGCGGCGGATATTATTGCGACGCCAAGGCGGGCGGGTGCGGGACACGGTTTAAGCCAGGGAGCGATGAGTGCAAGGCGCTTGACGAACTCCCAACAACGAAGCAGGAAAACCTTGACCCGGCGGATCAATTCAACACAGTCAACAAGATAGCGCAGAAACGGGCCTATGTCGGGGCCGTCAAGGGCGCATCGGCGGCGTCGGAAGTGTTTACGGCCGACTTGGAGGACGGTCCGCCGGTAGAAGGAGTCGAGCCACCGCGCCCCCCGGTAACCATGCCGGTAGAAACAAAAGCAGGGAAGTCGGCGCAACCCGTTGGCGCTGAACCGCCCCCGGGCAACACCCACACCGTCACCGGCCCCATCGAAGCCGTGTCCGTCAAGGAATCCCCGCCGGACGCCAAGAAGCCGTGGAAGAAGTACGGCGTCAAGATTGGCGACAACTGGTACGCCACGTTTGACGAGAAGGTGGGTGCTGCGGCCGTGAAGGGCGTAACCGTGACTATCGTCTACATGACCAACGCCAAGGGCTACCACGACATCGTAGCGCTGCAACCGGCCGGCGCGGCCACGGACACGCCAGAAGAACAGGGCGACACCCATGAAGGCGAGCCCTCTACCATTGAGAAGATAGAAATATTCTGGAGTGAGGCCGGCCTACCGATCGGCAAGCTGCTCACCCTGCTCCGCAAGGACAAACTGATCGGCGAGTACGACGACCTTGGGAAGCTGGCCGAGAACAAGCAAGCGGAAGTCCTGGCGGCAATCGGCGTGTATGCGTCGCGGTGCAAATAATGGACAAGGAGGGTGTCAGTCGTATGGACCGCAAACCAGACAGCGGGAATCTGACGGCTGGCATCCTCTGGGAGAGAAACATGAAAACTCGACGACATCGTAATAATTCGGTTCTACCTCCGGTTCTTGATGCGTGTTGCGGCGGACGGATGTTCTGGTTTGATAAGAATGACGAGAGGGCACTATTTATTGACAAGCGCCGCGAGTCGTTGGTGGCTGATTCATGCCAAGGACGCCGGCGCATCGAAATTGCACCTGACCAGTTAGCGGACTTTACCGCGCTACCGTTTCCAGATTCGAGCTTTGCGCTGGTTGTCTTTGATCCGCCGCACTTATTGCGTAATGGCAAGACAAGTTGGATGGGGAAAAAATACGGACGACTGGAAGGCGACTGGCAAACTGAATTGCGGCGGGGATTTGTAGAGTGTTTCCGAGTGTTGCGACCGAAAGGAACGCTGGTGTTTAAGTGGAACGAAGGAGACGTGCCGGTGTCGCGGGTGTTGGCCTTGACGCCGGAGCGGCCGTTGTTTGGAAACCGATGCGGGAAGACGGCGAAGACACACTGGATCGTGTTTCTTAAACCGAACAAGACGACCAATATTCTCTGGGCGGGTAAGTCATGTACACGACCGGCGGCAGGGAATATTTGACGTAAGGCGATTATCTCGACAACGATCACGCAGGATCAATCCTACGCCATGTACACGACCAAAGGCGGCAAAGGGACGTTGGCGGGACGCGAACGAACGTAGGGCAAACAAAAAACATGGGCGTACAACATCATATTGTGGCTTTGAGTGGTGGGAAGGATAGTACGGCTATGGCTTTGCATTTACAAGAGATCGAACCTGAAAAAGATTTCATTTTTGCAATTACACCGACTGGCGATGAACTCCCGCCCATGGCGGACCACTGGCATAAGTTGGAGTGTTTGCTTGGAAAACCTCTGATTATTGTTTCGCCAGGATTTACGCTGGTTGACCTGACGAAGAAATGGAATATGTTGCCGCGATTTAACGCCCGATTCTGCACAAAAATGCTCAAGATTATTCCGTTCAAATCTTGGGTCTGCAATCATCTTCCTGCCGTGTCCTATGTCGGCCTCCGGGCCGACGAGGAAGGCCGCACCGGGATGGAAACCGATGATCTTGGACTTTTCTTCTCTACCAGATTTCCGTTGCGCGAATGGGGATGGGGAATCTGTGAAGTGTTGGCGTATTTGGATAAACGCGGCGTGACTGTACCGGCACGCACGGATTGCGCCAGGTGTTTTCACCAGACACTGCACGAGTGGTGGACACTATGGACGCAGTACCCGGACATCTGGGCGAGCGCCGTTGATGATGAGGACAGAACTGGACATACATATCGCTCGGAAGAACGGGACACATGGCCGGCCAGCTTGCGGAAATTAGCCGAGGCTTTTGAAACGCGCGGTGAACCACCGCAAAGAGACAGAACAAGCGGTTGTCGGGCGTGTCAGATATAACGGGGCAAATATAGCAACATGAAATGTCTCTGGCATAAATGCGGCGCAGAATTTACCCCGACGCAAAAGAACCAGAAGTTCTGTCCGGGTGGCAAGTGCCAGGTGGCGTACAACAACTACCGAAAATTGCACGGACATCACTTAATCCCGCGCATTGAACAGAAATTACAGGATGCGGCCAATGGACAAGAAAAGCCGGTTGACCAAATGCTGAACGAGATCGTGGATATGGCTATACCGACACCTGGTAGACCGTTGACGGACTCCGAGATTAAGGGCGTCAATGAGATTGTGTTGAATGTGGGAGAGGAAGGGAAGGAACCATGATTGACTTTTTTATACCCTGTATCCCGCCAAAATCCACACACCAGGCGGCGCTGCGAATCCTTAAACGCCACGACGGCACACAGTTTGTCGGTAAGTTTGCGACATCAAAGGGCAAGCGCGTGGAGGGTGAACTGATGATGTTATTCGCACCGCACCGGCCGCCAGCGCCGATGCAAGGACCGTTATCGCTCTGGGTGACTTGGTCGTATCCCTGGCGTAAGTCCGAAAAGAAGATCAACCGAGAGCGCGGAGAAATGCCCTGCGACGTGCGGCCAGACTGCGATAACCTGGCGAAGTTTGTTTGCGACATCCTTACCCGGCTGGCGTTTTGGAATGACGACGGGCAGGTATGCGATTTACGGTTTAGAAAATATTGGTCAAATACCCCAGGCATAAGAATAAATATTGACTCGAACGATATAATTACGGAGGGAAATAATGCAGGTCTATAAAATATCTGGATGGGATAAACATTTTGAAAACAACCGCACCCGCGAGTTAAAGGTATTGTCGTGGGTGCCGTTTCCAAATAAGCAAGACGGGGACGGATACACCGAACTTATGGCTCACCGGGAAGCCGCCGCGTATTTCGGTTGCTGGTGTGCAATTGTAGAAGTCGCATCCAAATGCGACCCTCGCGGTACCCTCCTGCGAGACGGTCAAAACGGATCAAAAAGACCCCACGACGCCGCAAGTTTGTCGCGAATGACGCGAATTTCGGAAAAGATTTTGAAAGCAGCAATAGAAAAACTTGTAGGTATAGGCTGGATAACGATTTATGACGATCCCGCACTTGGGTGCGACGATCCCACCCCCGTCGCCGCACTTGGGTGCGCCTCGCGTGCGCGCGTTCCTGAAGGGAAAGAAGGGAAAGAAGGGAAAGAAGGGAAGGGAAGCACCGCACCTGAAATACCCCCCTCTTTGAACACCCCAGAATTTATGAAAGCATGGGAAGATTGGAAACAACACCGCAAAGAAATTAAGAAACCATTAACGGATCAATCGGTAAAAATGCAGATGAAGGATTTTGCCGAATGGGGAATTATAAGATCAATCGCTGCAATCGAACATACGATTAAAAAAGGATGGCAAGGAATACGGGAGCCTGATGCAAAGACACCGGGAAATCTATTACCTCTCGCCGGCCAACGCAAACCCTTCCCCGGTGAGACCCTAAAAGTTCTCGACGAACTCCGGTCACAACGCGCGATAGTTTACAACCGGAACGAAGTCAACGGGACAATCCCTGACACCAAACCGGAGGCGCAAAAAAAACATCGGGAACTTAACGCGAAGATTCGGGAGCTTGAACAATCGCTGTTAAAATAAAGGAATGAAAGGACGCCATGCCAACAAAACCTAAAAAGGGGAAGTGGGTGAAACGGTTTGTGGTGCAGGTGAATTACAATTACGGAAATGAAAAAAAAGATTGGCGTGATAGTCCGGGGTGGAAACCATTTAAGACAAAACAAGAGGGCTTGTTGGTATTAAAACGCACATACAACAATAAAGATTTTCACCTAATCGAACGCTGGGAGCGCGTCGTGTCCGCAAAGTGAGGGGTTATGGGAACGAAAATACCTTGGGCAACTGACAGTTGGAATCCTATATCGGGTTGCGATCCTATCAGTGAAGGATGCAAAAACTGTTATGCCCGGCGCATGTCGCATCGTTTGGCTGGTAGATTTGGGTATCCTGAAAGTCCGCATGAGTTTGATGTGACGTTACACCCCGACCGTTTAGAGTTGCCGTTGCATTGGAAGAAACCGCGCATGGTATTTGTTAATTCGATGGGGGATTTGTTTCACGACGATGTAAAAGACGAATGGATTAAGACTGTGTTCAATGCGATGGCAACCGACATTCTTCAACCGTGTTGGCACACTTATTTGATTTTAACCAAACGTCCACAACGAATGGCGGATTTCTTTGTTAAGAATACGACGCGCGGAACATTGCCGTGGAAAAATATTTGGCTTGGCGTGACGGCAGAAAACCAGGTGCGGGCAGACGAACGAATACCTGTTTTGCTTTCCATCCCAGCGGCGGTGCATTTTGTGAGTGTTGAACCAATGTTGGATCAGATGTTTTTGAGGGGATACTTAATACATCCCGGCAATAAACTCGACTGGGTAATCGCCGGACCAGAGACAGGGGCGGGTGCGCGACCATGCAACCCCGCATGGATTTTTGATCTTTGGAAACAATGTCACTTGGCTTGCATACCTTTTTTTGACAAACGCGATTATGTAAATCTCGAACGTCGTTGGCCAGACGCTAAGGCCGACAAGGTGGAGGGCGGCAAATGAGCGAAGATAAAAAATCGTGTGAGAATTGCTTAAATCGAAAACATAACGGAGATTGCAAAACCCCGAAACAGGCGAACGGGAATTTTTCGTGTTGGCAACGCAATCCCTCTCTCTGGCTCTCCATCCCGCCGGACACGAAGGATTTTAATGATAAAGTTGAAATATGGATGTTTTGGCGTAGAAAATCCACAAAACCTTGGACAATTATAAAGGTCGGGTATTTCGATCAGATATGCGCTTATTTATACGGAAGATGGACAGAAGTTTCAAAACTTAGCGGTCAATGGCAGGGTCCGATAACACCACACGAAGGGGCGCGATGAAAAGTCTTAAAGCACAACTCGAAGATAAAAACCTGATAGTAAATAAACTCTACAAAGACCGCGACAACTGGAAGGCCCGTGCGCTGGCATACAGGGAAATTATAAAAAGAGCACGAAGTCTTGCGTTAGACGACTATACAGGAAGCGTCGTGTTGGTTCTCAACGAGGCCGACAAATTGGATAAGGAGCCCAAATGAGCAAACCTTTGACAGTGGAGCAGATGATCGCGAAGTCTTTTGTTGAGGCTCCAATTTCAATAAGCGCATGGGGCGACAAGGGGTTACGGGTTCTTGCCAAGTGCGCCCGCCGGTTCGTGCGGATGGAGGAAAAACAAAAAGATTCCAGCGTAAAACGCATAAGGTCTAACACTCTTTGCGGCAAATGTGATAACAAGATAAATTGCGGTTGTTATGGAAATAGCGTGATCGAATGTACAGGATTCTCGCATAAATATTAGCAGAATAACATGTCGCAAAACAAGGAGGGGAAGTAAATGAGTATTATACGAATCGGATACAACGAGAGTTTGCCGAGTATTGTATGGAGGTTCGTCCGAGCAATTTATTGGATGAGTCATCGGCCATCATGGGCAAACCATTTCTGTGCCGGAGAATCTGGTAGTGGTGAATGGAGTTGTAGGTCTGGAGTTGGAAGTATTTGCGGCTATTGCAAACAACCGTATAAGGAGTCCAAATGAGCAAACTTTTGACAGTGGAGCAGATGATAGATAAATGTTTTACCGAAACCGTAGTGAGTTGTGTTACTTACACGGAAGTAGATGCAAGAGAACTGGCCCGTGCCGCCCGCCGGTTCGTGCGGATGGAGAACGAGCAGAAGGAAAAACTTGAACGTCAGAAACAAGACAGGGAATATCTGAAAACACACAAGCCACCATGCCACTTATGCGAAAGAGGATTTCCGTTGGATGGTTCCGGTAAATATCATATGCCAAGTCAAAGCCTTGGAATGATACCTATAAGTCCATGCGTTAATGTTAAACTCCCAAAGCACTTCGGCGAAATGAGATTCAAGTCCGCGTGTTGCAAAACAAGGAGGGCGGGAAAATGATCTGGGTAATTGGAATGCTGTTCACTTATGGACTGACAATGGTGGACGACAAGACGGAAGACACATGGGCGCATGCCCTCAAACTAATGTTGTCCGTAACACTTCTTTGGCCATTGTTGCTGGGCGTGTTTGTGGCGATGGCGATGAAAGAGTCGGACAAGGAGAAAAAATGAAATCTTTATTGCCACTCGCGGCAGCCGGGATGCTGCTGTTTGCGGGATGCGACGCATTCGACCAAACTCCGGTCAAGGTTCGCGTCATGGTTGTTTGGACGCTGGATGATTACGTAAGATCGCCGTCGTGCGGTGGCCAAGTTCCATACCCGCACACGATAGTCGAAAGATTGGATACCGGAGAACGTGTGTTTCTTAAAGGACATACATGGGGAAATACCGGCGACGTGTTTTCAATCAGACAATGCAACTTACGTTGGTAAAGGAGCGATTAAATGAAACGTCTATCTCTACTCGCGGTAACATTGGCGATGCTGGCGGTGACGATACAAGGACAGACAAGTGATGTTTCCGGAATAACTGTTTATCCCGACCGTTGGGAAAGAAATTGTTTTGTATCCGAAATCGAAGGAAAACTAATTTTATGCGCCAAAGCACATGAAATCGTTTCTTTCGATATTGCCAGTCAAAAACTTGTTTTGCCGTATCCTGAAATATTTACTCGACTTCTTGTTGGTCAGTCCATGACAAACCTCGTCAACGACCTTGCCAAAAGCGGGGATATTTGCCGGGTGAAGGGACATTCATGGGGAGCATATGTTCTAAAATTAACAAGTGAAGACGGCAAAACAATAGATGTAACTTTTGACGCCGATGTCTTCCCGTTTACAAAAAATTGGCGAACTTGTCGCATCTGCGGAAAGTGCGAGTCGAAAAGTGAAGGGGAATGGAAATAGCAACCACAACCGAACGACGGGAGGATGAGAAATGAAGTACATGCACACTCTAAATAATCAGCCAGCTTCTTATGATGGACAACAAATATGTTTTTCAACCTTCACTCAGCCGATTCGATTGTGTAGAGATTTGAGACAGATTAAAAAAGAGAGAAAATTAACTATTAAATGGCGATTAAAACAGGGTTATGTTGCTGATTATGCAATATTCGGTCACAGAAGAATAAGGGAGGATGAGAAATGAAAACAGTAATACTTGTATTTTTTGCGACAATCTTCTTGGGATGGGCAGTTGTTCGGATTGAACGCGGCGTTAATTTTTCAATGAATTGTTCTCAATATCTGAAACGAGCAGCAGATGCTAATACTATTGAATTAGCGCAAGCCAACCTCAAGACTGCTATCGAATATGCCGAACACGAATCTTTAACCAATGGTGTTGTTTCGATCTTTCTGCATCAGCCGAGCAACGACATCGGGTTTTGGTATAGCAATCTGATTGCTTCGCAGAAGGAATTGGGTCAGGTAACAGCAAATACTACGCAGCTGGAAAAATCCAATCTGTTGATGAAGTTGCGAGAAACACTAACCGACAACAGCAAAGAAGGTACAACAATTACCCGTCCCAAAGGTATATCTATCTATCCCGCCAATTCATTATTCTTTTGGTGGGCTATAATAGGGTTTGGAGTATCGGGCTTGATGTTTGTTTTAATGGCTTTTGAATATTAAAGGAATATTTAACATGAAAATCTTTAACGAACATGGCAAACCAAATCCGGTAGAACAGGACGGAGTGTGGTTCGAGCCGACAGAACGCCGAGCCGCAAGGATTGGTGAAGATTATTGGAACGATCACTGCGGCAGGATAACGAAATGCGGCGGGTGTGACAACTGGTTTTCGACTTGGATTATGTTCCCGATTCCCGCCCCTGTGCCGGAGCAATTAAAGGCCATCGGAATGAAACTCGACGGGGACAGGCCGAGGGAGTGTAACGAGGGAGATAAAATATGGCATGGTAGGGCTGTGACGTACTATGAAGAATGGGAACCGATGATCCGCTGGCATTTGGTAAAGGACGAACCCCAAAAGTCAAAACCAAAAGAATATTATCCAATCAATCCCGGAAAGACTATTCGCTTCCAAGATTCTGGCGAATATAAAAATCGTTTAATCGAGTTATTCAGAACGGATAATGGTTGGTTTATAAAAGCAAGTTCTGAACAAGTTGGAGAAATTATAACGCACAAGATGGGGCTGACTGATGATGCGTTTTGCGCCCTATTGAAACTCTATGCGTGTTATCAAGAAGAAAACAAAATTAAGGGCGAACCCGCGAAGGCGACGGGGGAGAATTGTCTTAATTGTGGAAGGGATAATCGCTTTTATTGCATACCTAAATGTCAGGGATGGATTCCCAGGCCGCCCGTCGCCCAGGCCGGGCCAGGCGGTGAATACATCTACCTGAAAGAGGGCGATGTAATTAAAGAGGGCGACGAGTTTGAGTTAGGTAAAGGAAACTGGGTGGCAACGGGTGATGCCAGACAAATTGTCAGCGCGTTAAAAATAAGAGCAGGCATAATCTACCGCCGCAAAGTTGAACCCGTCCAGCCGCCTAGGGGGGAGGATGCGACCGCCAAACTTCCGGATTGCTTTTTTTGCCATAAGCCGCAAACGAAACCGGGAGGACTATTGTTTGGCCCGCCGAATGATGAAGACTGCAGCAGAAAAATACATGTTTGCGTAGATTGCTGGTCGAATATCAACCCGTACCCAAGGACGGCGAAGGTGGAGGATGTGCCAAAATCGAAAGAGGCGGATTCGATGGAGTATGTCCGTACGTGGTGGGTTATTCTTAATTTGTGCGAGGAACTCGGATTAGATATGTCGGGAAAAGGAACTCCAGTCGAACGGATTGTGGCCTTTATCCGCTCCCTTTCCGAGAAAGCAAAAACGCCGAAGGTGGAGGATACGCCAGACTATCAATCCCTGTGGCAAGAGATTCGCTTCTGTTGCGAAAATAATGGTATGAATATCCCATCAAGCAAAGCAAATCAGATGGATATTATCGCTTTCATCCAATCCCTTGCGCGGAAGGCGGGGGAAGAGAGGTATAGTACAAATGAAAGTTGTACTCACTGGTAATGTTAAACAGTTGGAAAAAACGCTCAAGGGCAAACAATATAATTATTGGCGTCGCAAGGCCAAGTCCTACGAAAGAATCATTCGAGAAGCAAGCGCAATATCTTGTAAAAACAGAACTTGGTATGAAATGGTTTGTCTCTTTAGGAACAAACTCGATGAAGCTGATTTCTGGAGGGGTAAATTGAAAGTCCGGTGCAATAGGTGGAGCAAAGAATGTATTGTACGTGATTGTTTTCATGCTATATATCACGACAGGAGTGATGATTGCGCTATTGATCCATTCTGTAGCCATAAAAATAAAACCTGCAAATGCGTCCCGAGAAGGAGGGGAAAATGATAGACATATTAGCACCTGATCCGACATGTAGAACTTGTGTAAGACTTTGTAATCTTCGCGCTGCCATGTCGCAACACGAATTAGATTGTCCCACGGATTGTAGGAGTTATACAATGTTTTCCGAACAACCCGCGCCGCAGGTTGCGCTGCCATGCCCTGTATGCGGTGATGATAAATGTATGGCGGGTCATTCTATACTCCTCACCGGCGACTTCATGCCGGTCAAGACCGCCGCGCTTTTGGGGTACAATGAAGACGATCTCAAACAAGATATTGAAAGGATAAATGCGGAGATCTTCGCGCAAATTAACGGACTGCCGCATACGGAGACAACGGAAACAGGGACAGTTGAATTGTTCTTATTACGTGGCGAAGTGGCGAGATTACGGAGGGAACGTGATTGTATCTTGGCAGTCCTGAACGACGGCGCGCTGGCAGATGAAACGGTCAATAAAGTCGTGTTGGATATATGTGATAGGAGTGGTTTGCAAAATGAACGGGAAGAAATTGACGACGAAGTTAAAGAAGAAATAAAAACCATTTGGGCAAAGATTATCCAAGACGCCTACCGCGCCCGCGTGCTGGCGGAGGTGGAGAAGAAAAGGGTAGCATGAAAAATGAATAAAGTATTACCTCGTCACGTTGAATTCGCAAGAAGGTTGGCCGGAGGTGAAGCCGCCTCGGTAATTTACCGGGATCTTTATCCTAAGTCTAGACTATGGAAGGATGCGGTCGTGCATGTTAGAGCGTCGGAGTTGGCCCGTAAGGTTGCGGTAAGGGTGAAGGCCATCCAATGCAAGGCCGAGGACGCCACGGTCGCCACAATCTTAGAGCGCAAGCAAGCCTTAACCGAGATTATCCGTGGACGGTTGGGTAATTTTGTGACCGCCGGTGCCGACGGTGTCATTCCAAACATTGGGCCGGAGAATCTTAACTCGGCGGCATTGGAGATGGTTGAGTCGCGTTGCATTACCATGGGTGAGGGCGACGGGAAAAAAGACGCCGTTGTGACCAAGGTTAAGGTTAAAGACCAGGTTGCGGCTATTTCGGAGCTCAACAAAATGGAAAAGGTTTATGTTGATGGTGGTGGCGACCGGCAACTGGTTATTATCCTCCGCGACGCTCCCCGCATCGGGGTTGAAAAACCGGCGATAGATGTATCGGGTCCTAAGAGGATCGCGGGACGTAGGGCAAAGTAGAGGGTGTTTATTTTGAGTATTTAATGAAAACCGAGCAAGTCGAGTTTAAAATCAGTTATTGGCCGAAGCAGTTAGCGGCGTGTAGGGCGGCTGACACACATAAATATACGCTATTTGGCGGAAGCCGCGGGCCCGGAAAAGCTCTGGACATAAATACGGAGTTGCCTACTCCGGACGGATGGCTGCCGTTATGGGCGCTGCGAGTAGGCGACAAAGTAATTGGTCGTGACGGACTTCCATGCACTGTGACGTGGTGCTCTCCGGTCTGGAATAATAGGTCGTGTTATCGGTTGACCTTCGACGACGGGGCCGTTGTTGTTGCCGACGCCGAGCACGAATGGCTTGTGTTTTCAAAGGATGACCGAGTTAATTTAAAACACCGGACGGAAGAATGGCGGGCGGCCAGGCGGATTCGGAGGACGAAACGTGGAAAGGGCAAGAAACCGTGGTTGGCGATACGCAACGCCGAACGTGCTAAGGTTAATACAATTTTTTTACAGCCACCAACCGGTCGGATAGTCACTACTGATTATATCTCAAAGACTTTAACGGTTCAGAATGGACGCGAGGTTAATTGGTCTATTCCGTTATGCAAGCCGTTTGATTGCCAAGAAGCAGAGTTACCAGTCGATCCGTATGTGTTGGGTGTGTGGCTGGGAGATGGTTCTAAATGTGGCGGGTCTTTTACGACCGCGGATCAAGGTGTGTTGGACCAAATTCATGCTCACGGGTTTGAAACTACAAAATGGCGGAGTGCAAAATATGCTTACAATATTACAGGATTCAAAACCATGCTTAGGCGTGTAGGGCTTCTTAATAACAAGCGTATTCCTCGCGTATATATGCGGTCAAGTCTACAACAACGCTTAGAGTTGATTCGCGGATTAATGGACACGGATGGGTTTTGCGACCGTGATGGATACGCAGAGTTTAATAACACAAACAGGTCGCTCGCTCAAGACATGCTTGAGCTTTTGCGTTCGGTAGGACTGAAGGCGGCATCTTCCGAAGGCCGTGCAAAATTATATGGTAAGGATTGTGGGCCAACATGGACTATTAGAGCAAGCGGCCCGGTTCCACTTTTTACGTTGCCGAGAAAATTAAATAGGCAAAAGTTATCGGGGTTCAACGGGATAAACAGTTTCCGTTATATCGTGAAATGCGAGTCGGCGCCATCCATACCTGTTGCGTGCATCGAGGTTGATTCCCCTGACCACCTTTACCTGTGTACGCGTAATTGGATTCCAACGCACAATTCCCGATGGATTCGTTGGTATCTATTGGAATATCTACTGCGGTGTCGGGCTGAGGGATTAAACGGTGTTCATGTAGGATTGTTCTGCGAGGACTATGTGTCTTTGACTGACCGACAGATCAGCAAGATCACGACGGAGTTTCCGAGATCGTTAGGCGAGGTTAGGAAGTCCACGACGGAAGGACTTGGTTTTCATTTTCACGATGGAAACGGGTTTCTGGCCTTACGCAATCTTGACGATCCCAGTCGTTATCAGTCGGCAGAATTTGCTGTAATTGGTGTTGATGAACTTACAAAAAACCCGCTGAGCACGTTTAATATTCTTCGTGGGTCATTGCGTTGGCCGGGGATTAAGGAGCCAAGGTTTGTTGCCACGGCAAATCCAGGGGGTATCGGCCATGTTTGGTGTAAATCGTATTGGATTGATCGCGCCTTCCCGCCCGAACTTCAATCTGAGGCCGGTCAGTTTGTCTTTGTGCCGGCATTGCCGTCCGATAATCCCAGTCTCCCGAAGTCGTATTGGGATATGCTCAACACCTTGCCGGAACCATTGCGTCTGGCCTGGGTTGAAGGGCGATGGGACGTGTTCACCGAGCAGGCGTTCGCGTTCAATCCTAATATTCATGTGCTTCCTAAGCCGTTGCCGGTCCCAGCCAATGCGCCACTTTATATGACTTTCGATTACGGATTTAGCAAACCATATTCAACGGGTTGGTGGTGGGTGGATGCGGATAAACGGTTGTATCGTTTTACGGAGTTGTACGGCGCCATGCCTGGTGGGATGGATATTGGGTTGCGACAATCTGACGACGAGATTGCCGAGCGTATTGTCGCGCATGAGAAACGGGAGGGGTTAGGCGGCGTAAAGATAACCCGATTGTGTGACCCAACGTGTTTTAACAAGAAGCCTGACACGCGCGGCGGTGGTCAAGGGCCATCGACGGCCGAGGTGTTTGCGCGCGCTGGGCTGCGGATGATTCCGGGTGATGCCAGCCGGGTGTTGAAATTCCGACAATTACACCAGCGTTTGCGAGTTATACCTGGACAATTGCCGATGTTGGTCGTGTATCCGTGTTGCGTGGACTTTATTAGGACAATTCAATTGATGCAGGTGAACCCACACGACCCAGAGGAGATTGACACGAGACTCGAAGACCATCCAGTCGATGAGGCTTGTCATGTGGTTATGGCTCGTCCGATGGGTATAGTGGTCGGCGGGGAATCAAGGGCGAAACTTGGGACATTGGAGGATTGCGGGAGATGAGCAACCTCAATCTTGACGTGTCCTTAATTGACGTGGTTGACTATATTGAGGCAGGTGACGACGAACGGGATGGGATTGATGGCGAGTTTGCGGGAGTGCCGGCAGAGTGTGCGGCGTTGCATGTAGTTGGTCCGGTGGGAGCCGGATGTACGGGTATGGACCCAACAACAGAACATCGGATGCATGGCGTGAGAATGAAAAGGAGGAAGTTAAATGAAGAACAGAAGTTTTCTGATAGTGGCATGGATAAAACCGAGTGGCTATTAAAACAAGGGGTATAAATAACACAGGAGGAATGATGAAAACCAGCGTTCAAACGTGTCTTAACAAAGCGACCGGTGAGATCACGCAAAAAACCACGTCGGTTGTTGAAGGATTAGCCGACAAGATGTACGTGGCGATTATCAAGACACAACAAGAGGGTATTCGGCGGGCCTTAATTAAACTGGGGTGGACGCCGCCGAAAGGGAGATGACAACCGTTTGTCACCTCACGGACGTGGTTCACTGGCATAAACTGGAGAAATTTCAATGATAATTAATCAGTTATCCGGTCTTTACCAGCCTGATCGCAACACTGTTATCCTGCGGTTTGGGTCCGACGATGACGTACGCAATGGCGAGTATTACGTCCGTGGTGGCATCTGTTGGCCGGTGGCGGTCCGTAATAGTGATGGCGGGTCAGCCGTCGGACACAGCGTTGTGGTCGGGTTTAATCTGCAATCGAAGTTATACACAGTATTCGAGGATAACGAATTCGTGTGCGTGGACCCGATCGTCGAGGGTGGGCGTCTGACGTTTGAGGGTGTGGCGTCTTGGTTTAATACGTGTTGGGCACGGTATTATTGCCGGTATTGGTATCATCATCAGGACGAGACCACGCATAGGACGTATTTGATGCAGGTCGTTCGGTCTAAGATGATCGAACCCAAACCGGGGTTTATTGAGATCCCATGGACGGATGAGAAAGCGGTGGCTCCGGTGTTCTGGAGGTTGGTAAACACAAAGCGGTTAAAATTCACGTCGCCGGCAATCATGGACCAGGCGGGACAATATCAGGCGTCTTTAGGTGCAGAGATGGCGATGTTCCCGGCGGTGTATGCGTTAACGTGTGCATTGGTGGCGATGGAAAGGTGGCCTTGGCGGGAGAGGTAATGAGTTACGATCCACAGGATACACGAAGTGACGATGAAATAGAAGGCGTCGTTTGGCCACCACCCGAGCCGATGACTCCGGAAATGGAGCGGTTTTATATGGAGATGATGCGACAGGCTGGAGAGGCGTGCGCGGCAACGCGAGATACAATAATTATAGAGGTGCTTAATCAATGAAAACAAAGCGCGTGTATCGTAAGCGGCAGTGGACTCGACAGGCGGCAAGGAAAACCGCCGAGATGTTTAGGCGCATGGCGATTAAAATGAAAAAGCGCGGGTCGGCGAAGATGAAGCAGGCGCATCTTAGCAAAACGCATCGGTTGTTTTTTGGATGCAAAAATAAATCTCCTCGTAAAATATCAAGGGAGGTGTTTGGCTGGCAGTATAAAAGCATGATCCGCAAGGCCGCTTTAGCCGACGCTTATTCTAAAGGCGAAATATTGCAATTTCGGCTGGTAAGTAGAGATGGAAAATTCTGCGGCTGGATGGATGAATGTGATCCGAGTAAGTCGTTTATTCACGGGCATGATTATACGGCGCTCCGGGTGAAACCGAAGGAGATAGTCAATGAGAATAAAAAATCGTTAGAAAAATAGTGGCCAAACATTTAAAGTTACTTATTTACGGGCGCGGGTATCCGCACAACGAAAGGAAACCATGAAAGTAATCTTTGAGTCATTGCCTCCGGAATCATACTTAAAGCGGTTGTGGCGAAAGATCGTTAAAAAACCAAGACGGGATGAGAACGTGTGTGTTAGTTGTAATGGACGTACTCTTATTATCAAACGCGGAGTCGTTGTTGACGTGCCGGGCTGGGTGCCAGAGGCAACGATTTACGCGCCTGCATCAGCGCGGTATAATTGTTTTGTGTTATTTGAACCAAGTAAGCCTTGACTTTCGCGCCCTAATTTGGTATAAGCGTTTTCACTTAAGGGTAATTGCCTGACCACCACTTAAAACACCTATTGTCGAGGTGTTTTAAATGTTTGCTTATGGGTTGCATCCTTGAGGTCAGGCCGAGGGATTACTGACGGATTTTCCCGTCACGCCTAACGGTGCTCGGTAAGGAAACCCACGCCCCGTGAGATTCGGGGCAGCTTTTACGTTAAAATATTTGATCTGCCAGAGAACCACTGAGTTCCCGCGCAAAACACGAGATCAGTGGTTTTCTGTTATGGATCAATCTTCTCAATCCTCGGTGAGTCCCTCCGGTTTGGCAGACTTCGTTTTATCCCGCTATAAAAATTGGGCAGAGAATCGGTCTGCTGTTCAAAACAAGTGGAATTCCAATAACGCCGCGTTCCGCGGGGTATCTGAAAACAAGTGGAAGGCTAAAGAAGGTGAAAAGTGGCGGTCCAACACTTTTATTAATGTCACTAAGCAGAAGGCAGTGTCGGCCTGTGCGTTGGTGATTGATATGCTCTTGGCTGGGGGCAAAATACCTTTTATACTCAAGCCGAGTCCGTGGGACGATGTTCAGCTTGAAGATATGGCTCCGGATGCCCAGGAGGCAACCAAGAAAAGTATTGACGACATGCGCCGAATTATTGAGCAACAACTCTTGGACTGCAACGCAGACCGCGTGTTGATGAAGGGGGTTTTATCCGAGGCTGTGTACGGCGAAGCTATCGTTAAGAAGATTGTCCACGAAGTAGAGCGCAATAGTTGGCAGAGCGGCGTCCAGATTGGCGAGCAGGTTACCGATGTTGGCCGCGTACCGGTTGAGTATAAGACCTTCGAGAAGGTTACGCAACGCAATATGGCCCCCGGTGTAGCGTTCGTGCCGGTATGGGACTTCTTCCGCGACATGGAAACGGAAGACTTGCGAGCTGGTGTCGGCTGCCTTCATCGTCAACTGGTTTCGTCTTTCTGGTTACGCAATAAAAAGGGGCGCTCGTTTTACATCGACGCAAATATCGAGACCGCACTTTCGATTGCGGTGCGAGCGGATACTGGTTCAAAGCAACCCGAACAGGATTCGTCTTCACTCGCTCCATCTTTGCGCGACATCAAATATCGCCAGAATACTATTCTGTATCTGGAATTTTGGGGCAGGGTTCCGAAGGAGATCGCCGAGGCATTTGAGGCCGAGATGTTCAAGGGCGCTAATGCTCCCACCGTGGCCTTTGAAGATCAGGGTGAGGCCGGGGATGAGGTTGAAGTCATGGTTTGTGTGGCTGGCGATCAAGTCGTGCGTTATACGCGATCCGTGGCGTCTGAACGGCCGTTCTATCGTGCGGTGTGGGAAGATAGTCTGGATGGTCAGGGCGCGATCAGCGTGGCCGACAATGCGGCTAACAGCCAATTTATTTTAAACGGCGCAATACGGTCTTATGAGGATAATAAGACGTTGTCGGCCAACGTAATTTTGGCTGGTAAACGGCGGTACATCGAAGGAGAGTTTAAGGAAATATCCACCGGTTTATTTCTTGATATAGCCGAGGACTGCGACGATGTGCGTAAGGCTGTGACGCCGATAGTAATTCCAGATGTGGGTGAATCCTTGCTTAGTCTGATTGCTCTGGCTGAGAAGTATTGCGACATGGACACTCTGATCCCGAAGTTGACGCAGGGATTGGATGTTAAAGAACCCCAAATGAGGGCCTATGTTGCCCAGCAGCAGGTCGAAAAGTCCGGCAAGTATATCGGGTCCGTAATTCGGAATAACGACGAGGGGTTAATTGAGCCGATTGTAGAGGGGTTCTATGACTACAACATGAACGACCCGAGTGTCGTTAAAGGCAAGGGTTCGTATGTCGTCAAGGCGTTAGGGTTCACATCGTTTCAGGATCGGATCGAGCGCATTGAAAAACTCAAGAGTATGTTGACGTTAGTGTTGTCGAGTCCGGAGTTGATGAAGGAATCGAAATTGCGTTGGTATTTGGATGAGATTGCAAAGGCGCTTGATATGGACCCGGAACAGGCCGTGAAGTCCGAGCAGGAAAAGGCCGTGGAGGCGCAGAACGTACAACCCGATCCGTTGGTTCATGCACAGACGGCGAAGTTAACAGCCGAGGCGGCGCGCGCCGAGGCTGACGCCCAGGCAAAGACGGCCGGGATACAGACGGACGCCGAGAAACTAATCCTTGACCGAGCCAAGACAGTACACGCGATGGAAACCAAGTCCGTGGCGCCCATGGTTGGTGTGCCAAAAGGTAACAATGGACAAAATGTCCCAGCAGGTGCGACGTAATGTCTCTATTTTCTTGACAATAAGACTTGGTTTTGGTATAAGGAGGGCCAGAAAAAAGGAAATCTCTGTGAATCTGAAAAAATGTCTGTCTGATGACGAGATTTTGCAATTGGCGCGATTGTCGGAGGTGGGGCCGGGTCAGGCGTTTTTAAAGGTGTCGGCTTATGAATTAGAACGCGCCCAAAGAGATTATGACGAGAACCCGATGGTTGCGGATGGTAAGAAAGATTTTCGGTTCAAGGCGGGATTGATCGAAGGAATTAAAACGGCCGAACGAGCACTTCATGATGCCCGGCTCATGGTGGTAAAAAGCGAGGAAAGGGAAACGTCATGAAGAAGATTTGTATGATTGGGATGGTGGTGTTGGTGGCCGGCGCAGTTCTTGCGGTGAATGACCGCGGGGATAAGAATTTTACGGGAGATATTAATTTCGACGGCTACTGGGGCGTCAAAGGAACCAGGGTTACGGCGACGGCGGCCGAGTTGAACATTATGGACGGGGTGACGAAAACGGCCGCGGAAATTAACGCGATGTTGACTACTTCGACGGTGTGTACTGGCGATGTGAACGGAGTATATAACGCCCTTAAAATCACTACCGGCGCAGTTACTAACGAAGACGTTGCCGCCACAGCCAATATTGCGGCCACAAAGATTGCCGGCGAAGCGTTGGTTAAGACTACTGTTCACACAGGCGACGTTAACGGCGCGTGGAACGCTTTAGCGATTACAACCGGTTCAATCACTAATGATGACATCGGGGCAAACGCTTCGATAGTGGCTACGAAGATCGCAGGCGAAGCATTAACAAAAACTACCGTGCATACAGGTGACGTCAATGGAACATGGAATACATTGGTCATAACCACCGGATCGATTACTAACGACGATATTGCTGCCACGGCTAATATAGCCTCCACTAAAATTACGGGAGAAGCGTTAACGAAAGCCACCGTAATGACTGGCGATGTGGCCGGGGTATGGAACGCCTTGGTTATCAATCCCGGAGCAATTCATCCGGACATGCTTGACCCGTTGATTGTGACGAATGTATTAGCGGATGGAATGGTTCTCCCCGCGGTAAGTGGTATAGCCATTACAAATATCAGTCCCACCAACATAAATATTGGCACACTTAGCGCGGGAGTGAGCGCGAGCGGTTCTAATTTGTATGGAAATGTTCCTATAGCCGCTCTGACAAACGCTATGGGTAATGTGGCTGCTCGCGTAGTTACTAATTCGTCAACACTAATGACTAATATATTCTATTTTGGTGTTGGTGGTGGATTTATTAGCAACACATTTATTGGTCCGTAACGATGACGGATTAACATAAAAATATAAAGAATCGGCCGGCCAGCCGATCCGAAGTCGGGAGAGGGCGCAAATTACGTTGCGTAATCAACGTGTTGCGCCCTCTTTCTTTTGCGATACGAAGTGACCGAAACGAACAAATAAAGGAGAGACACAATGCCAGACGACACCATTGATGGTCAAGTCGCAGAGCAATCGTCCGATAAGTCGTTCGGAGATGGATTTGCGGATAAACCCGAAAGCGGCGATAAAGCCGCGACAGAGATCAAGGCCGACGTAAAATCGGACGTCAAAGCGGATGATGCCGCAGCGCCAAAGGCAGAAGAAGTAAAATCTGATGCGGCAGAGAAGGTTGAGCCCGTAGCTAAAGAGGTTCCGAAGACGGCCCAGGAGCGCATGGAGGCGTTAGCGGCGGTGGTTCCCGATACTCATACGGAGTCTGTGGCGGCAACGTCAGTTGAAACTAAGCCAGCTCAAACGCCGGTAGCGACAGTATCGGCGCCCGCGGTGCAAGTCAATTGGATTGCGGACCTGATTAAGTTGCCAGACGTGGGTGACATTAAGGTCGGCAAGACTTCAGACGGCAAAGATATGACGGTCGCCGAGTTTGCCGCGGAATACCCTGAAGCCGTGGGCGCTCCGACAGTGTTAGCTAAAATCATGATCGAGAAGGCACTCGGTGACGCTGAGACGAAACACGGCGTTGAAATGCAGGCACTTCGCGATCAAGTGGAAGGAATGCAGTTTTGGGATGGTGTCCATCAGGCGCATAGCGATGGGCGCAAAGTGGCTGCAAGTCCGGAGTTTAAGGAGTGGGCGAATAAACAATCGCCTTTGGTGAAGGCGTTATTGACATCAAAGAATATTGCCGACGCCGTTGCGGTACTGGACGCCTACAAGGAATCGCTTGCCAAGGCAACAAAGGAGGGTAAGGACAAAACGGCGCGCGAACATAAAGACGCCAGGGATGCCTTACATGGCGAAAGTTTGCGTGGGGCAGGGGCGGCGCCGGCGGCAGCCAAAGACACAGAGGATTTCGATGCCGGCTTCAACGGTAAGAAATAACGTGTGGATGGGAGGGTATGAAACCCACGCTATCCCAATGGATGGCGGGAAGGAGGTGCGTTGTTCAGTGTGCGGTCAATTGCTTTGTAAAGGCGATATTGCGCCAAAAAGCAGGTTGGAATTTAAGTGCCACAGGTGTCGTAACATGATTCGGTTTTGGTTCAGGTAGTTGACAACAACGGAATGCGGGTGCGTTCCTTTTAATAGTGTCCGCCAGAAGGCCATAGAGCCTCCGTGCATCAATGTAATGCAATAGGAGGTTTGAGCTATGGGAACAAACATTTATGGAGATATCTCTCCCCGGACGGCCGGTTTTGCCGTTCGCAAACTGCTGGATCGCGGTCAATATCTGATGGTGTTGGAACGTTTTGGCCAAGTTGATCCGCAAGGTCAGAACAAGACCAAGACGCGCAAGTGGCGGCGGTATAACAGCCTACCGCGGGCAACCGCGCCGTTGGCTGAAGGTATCAGTCCGGCCGGCCAACGTCTGACCTACACGGACGTTAACGCCACGTTGGAACAGTACGGCGACCTGGTTAAGATCAGCGACGTCATTCTGGACACGCATGAAGATCCTGTACTTGACGAGACCGTCAAGATCATGGGTGAACAGATGGCCGAGACCGTCGAAGTCGTCCGGTATAACGTGGTAAAGGCCGGAACGAACGTGTTTTATCCCGCCGGTGCTACGACCCGCATAGGGTTGGCCAGTCCGATTACCCGTGCCGTTTTGCGGCAAGTGGTCAGGTCGTTTAACCGCAACAAGGCTCGCACAATCAGCGAAATCGTCAAGGCTTCCGGTTTGGTCAGCACTGAACCTGTGGCGCCTTCGTTCTTCGCGCTCGCGTCCACCGACCTTGAGTCGGATATCCGTGGAATCACCGGGTTTGTTCCCTGCGAACAGTATTCCAACAGCGATAAAGCCCTACCGGGTGAAATCGGCAAGGTTGAATCCACGCGGTTCATCCTCTCTGCGTTATTGGAGCCATGGCTGGCAGCCGCGACGAGCGCGAGTACGCAGTCAACCTATCTGAGCAATGGCGCCGTCACCGCTTCGGGTAGCGCGGATGTGTATCCAATCCTGGTTATTGCCCGTGATGCTTACGCCATTGTTCCGTTGCAGGGTAAGAGCGCCGCATCTATTGCGGTGGTCAACCCCAAGCCGGTGCATGGCGACGAACTTGGTCAGAGTGGTTTCGCGTCTTGGAAGACCTACCAGACGGCCGCAATCCTTAACCAATTGTTCATCGCCCGGATCGAAGTGTGTTGCACGGCGACGCCGAGCTAAGACAGAAAGGAATGAAATACCCCGGCTACGCTAATGGGCTACGCCGGGGTAAGTGGATATCGCAAACGACGGTGAAACATCGAATTAAGGAGGATTGGTTATGTCAAAAAAAGTAAGTGGGACGATTAACGGCACCGGTGCAACGGTGTATATCTGCCTGGGTTTTATTCCTGACAAAGTGATTTTTCGTAATCTTATCGCCACGACCTGTTTAGTGGCGAAGTGGACGAAGGATCATCGCGGGTCGGAGCAGGTGGCTGGTGTGTTGGAAACGCAGGGTGTGTCGGCGGCCCTCGCGATTGGTACGGGGATCGCCCCTTATCGTGGCGGGGACATGTTGACGGCGGCACTTCAAACCAGCACCAGTTACGGCGAAGGCGTCTATCTTGGCTGGGACAAGAAGGACTATAAGGACATCGACATCGCTTCCGGCGATGGAATCAATGCCTGGACGTTGGATACGGCGGGCAATCGTACGGGGCATTTCAACAACGATGTGGTTGGCACCTATATCGGTGTTGGGTCCGAGATCGTAATTGGCGGCAAGAAGTACATCGTCCAGGCCCTTACGGCCGGGCAAGGTGTTTCAGCCGACGAGGTGACGCTGAACGAGGCGGCCGCTTCCGGAACGGTCGAACAGATCACCGGTAAGTACGACATGGCGCCTATTGCGGTCGGATTGGTTACGCCGGCCGGGTTCAGTGTGGCGAGTAATACGTTGAATGGCAACGGGCAGATGTGTCGGTTTGAGGCCGAGTTGTTCGACAACTAAGTCGGAGTCTGGTTGTGTCAAAAACTTGGAGACGCAGGGGTTGGGACGAAACCGGCTCCTGCTTTCCATTAACAAAAAGAAGGAGAGACTATGAGCCGAACTGCCAAGAGCACAGGGCCGGAAGTCCAGGCGGCGGACGATGGAGCCAAAGAGGTCGCAGAGAAGCCGAAAGAGAAGTATTACCGCATGAAGTTTCATGCGAAGTCCAGCCCGAATGACCAGGATGATGTTGTGTTGTCGGTCAATGGCGAGAGCGTCGTGATTGAACGTCAGAAAGAAGTGGTGTTGCCCGAGCGGTATAAGGTGTGCGCCGAAAATGCACGTTCTCCGCAGTTCCGGCAGATGCCGAATCAGACACGAAAGATTGTGGGCGAGGTTATTACCTTCCCGTTCGACCTGCTTGGCGAGGGTACGGAAGAACAATATCTGGAAATGAAGCGGTCCGGCACGAAGGCGACGCGCGACGCCGTGGCCAAAGATGGCGCTGCCGCATAATAATCCGATGGGTAACTGTCGGATAAAGGATTAAACCCTATGGCGGTCTTGACTGCCTATTCCGACTTATACCCCTTGATGACGCCCGAGTTGCCTGGGTGTCCTGAGCCGTTCATATTGCAGGCACTTAAAAAGTCCCTGCGAAAGTTCTGTCAGGACAGTGATGCCTGGCGCGAACAACTGGCGTCCATTGATCTCAAGGACGGCATACTGGATTATTCATTAGTGTCAGCCGTTGACGCCGAGATTCGACACGTTGTCGAGGTGCGGATAGGTGCGGAAATAGTTGATTTAGCCGGGGCTGACGTTGTGACTACGGCAGCGATTGGCGCAACCACGTTTAATGTGCATGGTATTGCAAGCGTTACCGGCACGATAGCATCCGGCGATCAGTTTATCATTTCCGGCAACGACGGAACGCTCTACACGTTGAGTGCTGACGCCGTTATTACGGCTCATACGGCAACATTGGTATTTACGCCGGCCTTAACAGCCGAGGCAACTGCCGGCGACAAACTCGCGGTCGTGCCCCAAAAAGACCTTGGCACCTTAATCAGTCCCGATCTTTACGTCTATCGTGCCGAGGCAACCACTCGATTGGGCGTGGCGCAAGCCCGCGGAACCTTATCGTTGGATGCGTCGCTTGAACCAACAGAGGATTTGGTTAGAGGGTTGGATGTCAAAGTAAGTTTGGTTCCGCATGTTAATAGCGACGCTGTTGACTTGGATTTTCTAACACGATGGGCCGAGGCGGTCAGTGGCGGGGCATTGTTCTCCTTGATGACAATGAAGGGGCGCAAGTGGACGGACGCGGGTAGGGCCGCGTTGTTCCTTTTGGATTACAACAAGGGGTTGAGTAGGGCTCGACGCGAGACGGCCGAGGGTTACAAGACAGAATCGGAGGGGTTATCGGCATGAGTTTCACCGGCAAACAGGTAGTTGACGACGTGCGACCTCTGGTGAATGACAAAGACCAGACAACCTGGGCGGATCCCGCTTTCCTGCCATTTCTCAACGAGTGCATACTTCTACTCTATACCGACCATCCTGAATGCCGGTTGACGACGGCCGGCGCCTTGACGGCTTACGCGGTGTTGGCGAAGGTGGGAGATGTTGTTCCATTGAACGACCTTTATCGTCCGGCAGTGTTTGAATACCTTGCCTATCGTTATTTCGACTCCGACGCCGGTGACACACGGGATAAGTCACGCGCGGCTGAGCATCTTCAGCGTTTTACCGACCTGATTGGACCTTCCAAGTGAGGACACTCCCTTATGGCCTATGAACAAGAAAAGAAGTTCTTGGCCGAGACGGCGGCAATCCGCGTATCGTATTGGTCAAACCCCCAGACTGGTAACGCCATCTTGGTGCGGCGGTGGACTACCAGCCGAGCCGAACTGCAATCTTCCTGTCTGATCTACCTGAATACCATTAAGACTGTTAAGGACCCTATTGCCGATAAATGTGTCTATCCTGGCATTTGGCGGGTATTCCCGAATCAGGCGCCACAGAAGAAAGGGTTTCCCGAGGACCAACAGGGTATCACGCAGACCTTGGTTCTGTCGGTTGACGGTGATTTTAAGTGGTCTTCCGAGGATTCGACGCTTGAGTGCATGTATTCCTATGCCTATCAGAACAAGGCGGTTCCGATCCAGGCGAAGGTGGCGGTTCAGGGCGAGGTCACGGAAGTACAGAACACGCTCAACGACCAGTTGCGATATGACTCCCAGACACGGATTACCCATTCCCACCCATGCCAATGGGTGACGCACACGGCCGAGAACGCCTTGGCGACGACGGACGACATTGGCTATAAGAACTCCCGATATTGCCCTACAGCGCCAGCCAGCACGGTACAGGGCACGGTCTATGACGCTAAGAGCACTCTGAACAAGGATGGTTCGTATGATGGTAATGTGGATTACGAGACCAGTAAAGTCAGGGAATTGACCGGAACGGTGTCTGAGTCGGCGTTGGGGGTGGAATATGAGGTTGCCTACGTGAATGGTCGGACTCGTCCGGTTGTGCCCTCTGGGACTGTCCAGGGCGTGGTGTACGACGCTAAGAGCACCGTCAATAAGGATGATACCTATAACGGGGTGGTCGGATACGAGGCTAGCAAACAGACGGGTTGGTCGGATGTTACCGAAGCCATATTAGGGACGTCGTCTGCAAACTCCTATCTAAACTATCGGACAAAACCCACCGCGCCGTCTGTTGCGGCCGTGGGGTTTGTGTATGACGCCAAACTGACGATAAACAAGGACGGGACCTATTCAGGTGGTGTTGGGTATGAGTATTCTAAGCCAGCCCAATGGCGGGACGCAACAAACACCACTTTAGATACGAAGACGGGCGACTTCTATCTCAATCAGCGCGCCAAGCCTGCGGCTCCTTCCGGAACTGTTCAAGGTACAGTTTATGATGCCAGATTCACTTTGAACAAGGACGGGACTTATAGTGGCGGGATTTCTACTGAATACAGTAAGCCGGCGCAATGGGTGGATGCGGCCGATACGGCGTTAAACACTGTGGTGGGGAACTCTTATCTTAATCAGAGGACGAAGGTGTCTGCTCCCGCATCCGCGGCGCAAGGATTTGTGTATGACGGTAAAAACACGTTAAACCGGGATGGGACATACAATGGAACGTTAGGGTACGAGTACGCTAAGCCAGTGATGATGTCCAGTGTGACTCAGGATGCGTTAACGGCGGGGTACGCCTTGGACTACCTGGCGTATCGGACGAGACCTACAGCCCCAGCCAGTGCGGTGCAGGGCGTGATCTATGACGTGAAGTCAACCCTCGCCAGAGACGGCACATATAACGGCGGAGTGGGATATGACTACTCAAAACCAGTAATGTGGTCAGATGTTGCCCAGACAGTGACAGGGGTTTCTTGCGATAACTCCTATCTGAACTACCGGACAAGACCGACGGCGCCGACAACATCTGCGCAGGGGTTTATATACGACGCCAAGAGCACAACGAATCGGGATGGGACCTATTCAGGTGGAGCTGGGTATGAGTATAGCAAACCGGTGATGTTGACCGACGCCGTGCAATCCTCGTTGGCGATAAATTACGATATTTCCTATCTGAACTACCGGACAAGACCGACGGCGCCGACAACATCTGCGCAGGGGTTTATATACGACGCCAAGAGCACAACGAATCGGGATGGGACCTATTCAGGTGGAGCTGGGTATGAGTATAGCAAACCGGTGATGTTGACCGACGCCGTGCAATCCTCGTTGGCGATAAATTACGATATTTCCTATCTGAACTACCGGACAA